GCAACTTGATTATGAGCATAATGTCTTTATTGAATTTGTTAAGAGGAATGCTGATAGTATAGAAGAGTTAGAGAAGAAAGCTCAATGGACTGATGAGGAGGAGAAGAGGTATTGGGTTGCTCGTATGGGCAAACAAGCAGCATTAGATATTGTTTGTCATGGTAGAATCAGTGTTGGTAACATGGATTCTATTGCTATGATGAAAGAGAATGATCAGATGCATATCTTAGATTTAGCATCACAGTATTCTTGCTTGATGAAAGTATCTATGGATAAGATACAAGGAAGAACTAATAAGTATTTCCAAGCATATGCTGAATCACCAGACATTAATATTCCTAGTTTCCACGGAATTGAACATGGACTGAACATACCACTACTTGATCAAATTAAAAATGATGTTGACGGAAAAATGCTTCAGTCTTCCGATCAACCCCAAGAGTGATTGGAAATTTATACAGAATACCTTTATCCCTTTTCTTAAAAAGAATAGGGATGTAATTTATGATCTATACTTTACTTGTCGTATTGCCCCATTTGGACAGGATGCGATGGGTGATGTTTTCACATCTGATCCTAGAGGAGTAGCAAAGAATGCTTTATGGATAGAGAAGCAAGTAGATATTCCTTTATCTGCTACCTTTAATAATATATGGGTAAGACCAGATCAAAAGAATCTTGATCTATGGATTGAAAATTTTAAACCATTGTATGATAGAGGAGTTAAGATTGTAACTCTACCGCATACATCATGGGTATTAACAGGACAAATACAAAAAGAATTTCCAGAGATATACATTAAGAATACTATTCTTAGGGAAGTAACAAGACCTAATGAAATAGTTCAATTAGCAGAAGCAGGATTTCATTATATAAATCTTGATCGTGATCTTATGAGAGATCGTGATCAATTAGAACGTATAATGAAAGCAAAAGAACATTGTGCTTCTATTGGTAAACCAGTAAAGATTTCTTTACTTACTAATGAAGGGTGTTGGGGTGGTTGTCCTATTATGCCAGAGCATTATCAATATAATAGTACAAGACAAGGAGATGAACCTCATTACTTTAATGATATTATGAGTAGAGTATCTTGCTCTACATGGGAATATACAGATCCTGCTGTGTCATTAAAAGCTGCTAACATTCCTCCTTGGAGATCTGATTGGCAAGAGTTTCTTGATCTCGGTATAGATGTCTTTAAGATGCATGGTAGAGAGAGTCATATAAGACTTAAAGAATCAATGGATCTTATAACTAGGTGGAATAATGGCGATGAAATATTATATCCACAATTGGATCCATATATAGATGATTTGGGATTAAAGAAAAAATATTTCACTAGGGATGGTGGTAGGAAAGAAACTGTTCCTATCCTTGATTCTTGGAGAGAGAAGATTAAAAATTGTAAGTTTGATTGTTGGGATTGTCATTATTGTGATAGTGTTGTTGAAGCTCATATGAAAAAACAAGATAGAATACTACACCCATTTATTGATAGATGTCTTAAATCTATTAATGATGCAGAGGATAACACATCTAAATTTACTGGACATGGTATAGAAGGGTTCTCTTCTGATAAGGTAAGACACTTATTAAATAACCTTTGTTCATATGATGACACAAAGTATCTTGAAGTTGGTGTTTATAAAGGTAGTACATTCTGTGCTGCTATTCAAAATAATGATGTCACTGCTTATGCTGCTGACCATTGGCTTGATAAGGATATAAAACCAATAAGAGAAGATATAGAATGGAGTGATGAAGAACCATCTATAGATATATTCATTAAAAATGTTAAGGAGAACTGGACAGATAATAGTAATATTGCTATACTGAATGGTGATATAAGAGAAGCAACAGAAGAGAACTTAGACAAGAAAGTCAATACTGTGTTCTATGATGCTGACCATGACTTTTGGGTACAGAAGTATTGTTTGGATCATGTGTTAAAATATACAGAAGATGAGTTTATCTTAATTGTTGATGACGCTAACCAAGAGGAAGTGGTAAAATCACTTGAGAAATTCATACAGGATAACAACCTAGAGGTTCTATATAAACGAGTTATTCTAACTGAGGAAGTAGAAGATTCTAATACTTGGTGGAATGGCCTTGCTATTGCGGTAATAAAAAAATGACAGTTTTTGATATGTTTCCTAATCCACTATTCAGGGAGTCTTACCCTGAAAGTGATCAAGTTGAAAAGGATATTATGTCCTTGATTGAAGGAAATACTGATGCAGTAAGAAATGGAATGACAGAAAACTTATTGCATTATGAAAATGATCTTGGAAGATCTCTTTTGTATAGAGAACAATTTTCTTCATTTAAGAAATGGGTAGAAGAACAAGCTGCTATCTATGTTAGGGATACTCTTGGAACTATCTTAATAGAAGATATGATAATCACTGATAGTTGGTTGAATGTCTGTCAGAAAGGTGGTTACCAATATCCTCACCATCATACTAATTCATATGTGTCTGGTACTTACTATGTCAACTTTGAAGATGGACATGCACCATTAATTTTCAGGAATGAAAATTGTTCTATGTTCAGTAGTATACAATCCATAAGTTTGGGTATTGACAATGACAAACCAAACAAGTATAATTCTGATACTATTGTTTGGCCAGAAAAAGGTGAGTGTCTTTTTTGGCAGTCTCATTTAACTCACGGGTATACAGATAATAAAGCAGATAATAGAATTTCTATATCTTTTAATCTTATGCCAACAGTGGTGAATACCGACAAATACTCATATAGAGTGACTCCTTATAAAGGAGATAAATAATACACATATAAATTTTACTATGACTACATCCCCAGAAGAACTCAAGAAAAATTTTACAGATCAAATTGAGAACACTGAAAAACAGATTGTTGAACTCAATGATAATCTAAAGAAAGCAACAGAGTATAAATTGAAATTGGAAGGTGGTTTAGAAACCTTGAGACTCCTTGCTGGAGAAGGTGATCAACCACCAGCAGAAGTAGCACCTCCAGAACCTCCAACAGCACCAGCAGAATAATCCCGAAATCCCTTCTACTAAATAAGTAAGAAGGGATTTTTTATATCTAATGGCATCACCTGCATCTAAAGCTGATCTTATAACTTATTGCAAGAGGCAACTAGGTGAACCTGTACTACAGGTTAACATTGATGATGAGCAAGTAAACAATGTAATAGATGACACATTCCAGTTCTTTAATGAGAATTGCTATAATGGTATGGAGCGTGCTTATCTAGTACATGAGATGACTGCTGACGATAAAACTCGTTTGGCAGCAACTAGTACTTCTACTAAAGTTGAAGGATCAGTAACAACCACTTGGGAGGAGTCAACGAACTATCTTCCTATACCAGCTCATGTAGTTGGTGTATCAAAAGTATTTGGAATGGTTGGTAACTCAATTCGATCCAACTTGTTTGGTATTGAATATAGAATGTTCTTGAATGACTTATATGCATTCGGATCACTTGATATTTTAAATTATTATATGACTAAACAATATCTTGAAACATTAGATATGGTTTTAAATAATGGTTCCTTCCAACAGTTCAGATTTAATCAACGCCGTGATCGTCTGTACTTAGATATTGATAAAGACTTTCTCCAAACAGGTCAAAGTCTTTTGATAGAAGCACATCGTTTGCTAGATCCAACCGATGCTACTGAGATGTATAATGATATGTTTGTCAAAAGATACGCCACTGCTTTAATGAAGAAGCAATGGGGTCAGAATTTGATCAAGTATAAAGATGTTCAACTACCTGGTGGTATTAGTCTTAATGGTAGAGAGATCTTTGAAGATGGTCGATCAGATCAACGAATGATAGAAGGTGAAGTTCTCAGTAAGTATGCTGTTCCACCAATGGATATGATAGGTTAATATGGCTACTAATACTTATTTCCCAACTTATTACGCTGGTCATGTAGGTGAACAGAACCTGCATCAAGATCTTGTCGATGAACAGATCAAGATGTTTGGAAGTGATATCTATTATCTACCTAGAACTATACTGAAAGATAATACTTTGGATGATATAATCTATTCAAAGTATAACGATGAATTTCAGGTGGAAATGTTGCTGCAAAATGTAGCAGGATTTGGTGGAGATGAGCAATACATCAGTCAATTTGGATTGCGTATTACTGACGAAGTTATATTTCATGTATCTACTAGAAGATGGACTGAAGCAGTAGCAGCTAATACTCCTGTGTTAACTGATCCTTCTAGACCTAATGAAGGAGATCTATTATACTTTCCATTGACAAAGGACTTATATGAAATTAAGTATGTTCAGTTAGAAACTCCTTTCTATCAGTTTGGTAAAATTCAATATTATACCATGACTGCTGAACTTTATGTCAGCACTACAGGAGACGATATATCTACTGGAGTTGCTGAAATAGATGTAGTAGAAACTATATTCTCTTCTGCTATCGCTTTAACACTTGGTGTTGGTGGTACAGGAGATTATACAGTAGGTGAGAAAGTCACAGGTGCTACATCTGCATCTGAGGCAGAGGTTAAGTCTTGGGATAGTGCTTCTAGGATTATCCAAATCATTAATCGTACTGGTACATTTGCAACAGGTGAAGCATTAACTGGAGACAGTAGTGGTGCTGTTTGGGTTGTATCAACATTTGATACATTACAAGACACAAATAGTGAGTATGATCAAAATAGAGTAATTGAGGATACCGCTGACAATATTATAGATTGGACAGAAGGTAATCCATTTGGCGAAGCTGGTAATTTTACAGGTAGTATCTAATGTTAGGTTCACATTTTTATAACGAGATTGTTCGTAAGAATATAGTTGCCTTTGGTACACTCTTCAATAATATTACTTTGAAGAAGTATGAACCAGGAACTACAACAGTCATTGAAGAATCAAAGATTCCTCTGGCGTATGGTCCTAAGGCAAAGTTCTTAACTCGTTTAGAACAAATGAATTCTGGAAACCGTAAGGTTTCTGTTACGGTTCCTCGTCTCTATTTTGAGATGACGAATCTTACTTATGATTCAACAAGGAA